CTGGCAATGCTACTGATTCTGCTATAAAGGCAGGATACTCTGAGAAGACAGCCAAGCAGAAGGGATATGAACTTAAAAATATTTTAAGGGAACAGATCAATGACCAGACTCAAAAGGTTCTTGCAGACAAGATACCCTCAAGCCTACACTTTCTATCTGAACTGGCAGAGAAGGCAGAGAGCGAGAGCGTTCGTCTTGGGGCGATCAAGGATTTACTGGATAGAGCAGGGTTGAAACCTGTAGAGAGAATAGAACAAACTAACATAGAACAAATGTCGAATGAAGAAATCCAACGGGAACTCGACGCACTCCTCAAACACTAGGAAGTTAGAACTCCTGCGTGAGCAGAGGCAGCGTGAGAGGTACGCCAGGATTGATTCTTACGACCCTTACCCCTACCAGCTAAAGTTTCACAAAACAGGCTCAGAGGCCAACCAGAGGCTTCTGATGGCGGCTAACCGCATAGGTAAGAGTTTCTGTGGAAGTATGGAATTGTCCTATCACCTGACTGGTTTGTATCCAGATTGGTGGGAAGGGAGAGTATTCAAGCAGCCTATCATAGCATGGGCTGGTGGTGTATCAAACGAAACGACAAGGGATATTGTTCAGTTTGAATTACTGGGTTCCCCCGATGACCCCGAAGCCTTTGGTTCCGGTACTATACCGAAAAACCTAATAATAAAGACTGAAAGGAAACCAGGGGTTCCAAACGCAAAGAGCGTGGCACTTATTCACCACGTTTCCGGTGGGAACTCATCTTTATTTTTTAAAGCCTATGAGATGGGTGTAGAGAAATGGCAGGGTCGTAGTGTAGATGTGATATGGTTGGACGAAGAACCATCCAGAGATATCTATTCTCAGGCCGTTACGAGGACATTAGATCGCAGGGGGATGGTTTATATGACCTTTACCCCGGAAGCAGGGATGACAGAGACAGTCGCATCCTTTATGAACAACCTCCAGAGTGGTCAATCATTGGTAAATGCGACATGGGATGACGCATCTGAGAAGATTTCCTCTATGAATGGGGAGAAAGGCCACTTAAGTGAGGTGGTAATGGAGCAGATTCTCTCCTCATATTCTCCACATGAGAGAGAAATGAGAAAGAATGGCAGGCCTTCTATTGGTTCTGGCCTTATTTTTCCTCTAAATGAGGAGAAAGTTATGATTGATCCCCTATATTTGGAGGATCATTGGCCCAGAATAGCAGCAATAGACTTCGGATGGGACCATCCTACCGCTGTAGTGTGGTGTGCTATAGACACAGAAGGGGAAATGTTCTATGTTTATGACTGTTATAGGGCATCCAAGGCCAGTCCTGCGGTACATTCAGAGGTAATCAGGGGAAGACCTCACTTTATCCCTATTGCCTATCCACATGACGGAAATAGGCGAGATTCTATGGGAAATCCAGGGCTTGCCGACCAATACAGGAACTTAGGATGCAACTTTCTCCTTGAACACTTCACTAATCCACCTGCATTAGGTAATAATAAGGGTTCAAACTCTATAGAAGAGGGATTAATGGCAATAATCCAGGCTATGGAGGGGGGTAAATTCAAGGTATTCTCTACCCTTGGCGACTGGTTTGAAGAATTCAGGATGTATCATAGGAAACAGAACAAGGTAGTTCCTTTCAGGGATGACCTTATGAGCGCAACAAGGTACGCCTTCCAATCTCAGAGGTTTGCGGTTGCTGGTAAAGATCCAACATGGACACAAGATGTCGAATATAGGAACTACGGAATTATTTAATGGCAAAGATTACTGAAGAAGAGCTAGTAGCCAGAATACGGAGTGAGATCACTGACTCTATCGGCTATGGTGATACTGTTTCACAGCATCGTGAAAAGGCTATGGAGTATTATCATGGTCAGCCTTTTGGAAATGAAGTAGAAGGGCGAAGCCAGTATGTAGACTCTACTGTTCAGGATACTATAGAGTGGATCAAGCCTTCTCTAATGAGAGTGTTTGCATCTGGTGATGAGATGGTTAAGTTCTCTCCTCACGGCCCTGAAGATGTACCTATGGCTGAACAGGCCACAGATTATGTGAACTATGTATTCACTAAGGATAATTCTGGTTGGGAAATACTGTATTCGTGGTTCACTGATGCTTTGCTATCTAAGAATGGTATAGTCAAGGTATGGTGGGAAGAGTATGATGAGGCCCAGAGGGAGGAGTATACGCATCTTGATGATATGGAGTTTAATCTTCTTATCAGTAATAATGATGTAGAGGTTCTTGAACATACTCCCTACCAGGAAGGCGAGATGGAGATGTATAATGATGTGGTAATCTCCAGACGCAGGTCAATAGGTCGAGTAAAGATAGAGAACGTACCACCATCTGAGTTCCTTATCTCAAGGGATGCTAAGACAATACAGGATGCCAGGTTTGTATGTCATAGAGTTCAGAAGACCTTATCTGAATTAAGGGAGATGTATCCAGGCCAAACTCTTGATCCAGAAACTCTTGGTTCTGGCGAGGATGATGACTTTACTCTCTTCGGGGAGAAGGCAGCAAGGCATGAGTTCGATAATACTTTCCATTTTAATATTGGTGAAAGCGAAACAGAAGAGGCTCTAAGACAATACTGGTTACATGAGTCCTTTCTTCAAACTGATTACGATGGTGACGGGCTTGTTGAACTTAGAAAAGTTTGTACTGTTGGAGATTATGTCCTTGCGAATGATGAGATAGATTCTGTTCCCTTTGTTTCTATTACCCCTATAAAGATACCGCATAAGTTCTTTGGAGTGTCTGTTGCTGACTTGGTAATGGATCTTCAACTCTATAAATCTGTATTGATGCGTAATCTTTTGGATAATATGTATAACCAGAACTTTGGCAGATACGCAGTCTTAGAGGGGCAAGCGAATTTGGATGATTTGCTCACGCAAAGACCAGGCGGTGTAGTCAGAGTCAAGTCACCTAATGCCGTGATGCCGTTAGCGACTCCTCCACTAGAGCCTTACTCATTCCAGATGCTAGAGTATCTTGATGGAGTAAGAGAGTCCAGGGCTGGTGTGTCGAGGATGTCACAAGGCATGAATGAGAACGCCTTGACTTCGCATACCACGGCTACTGCTGTTAATGCAGTCATGGGGGCAGCGCAGAGTAGGGTAGAGTTAATTGCCAGAAACTTTGCTGAGACTGGCGTAAAAGATTTAATGCTTACTATCTATACTCTACTGATGAAGAATCAAGATCATCAGAGAGTAGTTATGCTAAGAAATCAGTGGGTTCCTGTACGCCCTGACTCATGGAATGATAAGATGGATTGTACTGTATCTGTTGCCTTGGGCAGTGGAAATAAGGATCAACAGATGATGCACCTTTCCAGGATGTTGCAGTTTGCGGGAGAGGCTATGAAAGGCGGATTAAAGATTGTTACTGAACAGAATATGTATAACCTTGGGGCATCCCTTGTAAAGGCAATGGGATTCCAAAACGTTGATGATTTTCTGACTAACCCTGCAAATGTACCACAGCAACAGGGGCCATCTCCACAAGAACAGATGCAGCAGATGGAAGTACAGATTAAGCAGAAGGAGTTAGAAATCAAAGCTGCCGAAGTGCAAATTAAGGCTCAGAAAGTTCAACAGGATGCTCAAGAAGCTGCCGTAGATGCACACTTGAAGATGGAAGAGTTGAAATTAGAGCGTGAACAGAAACGAGCCGTAGCCATAGGAGCCACATGAGCGACGATCATAGGGAAGAAAGAGCAAAGAGCCTTTTAAGTAATCCGCTGTTTAATGAAGCATTTGATGAGTTAAGAAAAGATTTAATGAATCGCTGGGAATCCAGCGGTTCGTCAGAGTTGGAAGCTAGAGAATCAATCTGGCTTGCCATGCGACTGCTTGATAGACTTCATGGTCATATAAAGTCCATAGTTGAAACAGGACACATGAACAAAGTTATGTCACAGCAACACCCATTCATCTGATAAGAGGAATTTAATTATGGCGGATAAGCAACCAGCCCCGCAAGCACACGAAGACCAGTCGCAACCTGGAAGTATAATGGAAGCGCAATCGGCAATACTCGGATTATTGGAACCTGAAGAGGAGACACCAAAAGAAGAGGAAGCCAAACCTGCTGAAAGTGAAGAGTCTACTGAGGAAACTCAAGACGAATTACCGGAAGAGGAAACTGAAGAGGAAGAATCTGAAGAAGAAGAATCTGAAGAGGAAGACGTTTCAGAAGAATCCGATGAGGAAGAAGAACCTGAAGAGGAGGACGACACACCTGAACTCTATACCGTAAGGATAAATGGAGAAGACCATCAGGTAACTGCCGAAGAACTTGTAAAGGGGTACTCTCGTCAGGCGGATTATACAAAGAAAACACAAGAGCTAAGTCAGTACCGCCAGCAACTGGATCAAGCATCACAGTTCTACCAACAAGAAGTTGCAGCGACTCAGGAGGCTCGACAGCAGTACATAAGTTCTATAGCGAACGCAATACAATTAAATCATTCGTCGCTACAGGAATATGAGAATATTGATTGGGAGCGGTTAAAGACGGAAGATAAGGAAGAATACCTTACTAAACGTGACGATTACCGTGAGGCCCAGAATAATATTGAAAGACTAAAACAGACTTTTGATCAAGAATCCCAGCAACAGTATGCTGCCGATCAGCAGCAGTTTCAGCAGTGGGCGCAAGTTGAGCACTCAAAGCTGGTAAGCATTATACCGGATTGGGGAGTTCCACAAAAACAACAAGCGATTGCAAAAGAGCTTCGTGAGTTTGCGGTTACTAAAGGATTCCAGGAAGAGGAATTAAAACAACTCTTCGATCATCGTTCAATTCTTATTTTGATGCAGGCAAAGGCTTGGGAAGACGATCAAAGAAGAGCCAAAGGTATTAAGGCTAAGAAGATCAAGAACAAGCCAAGGGTTGCTAAAAGTGGAAAGGGTACTACTAAGTCTGACAGTTCTAAATCAAAAAGTACTGCAAAAATGAAACGCTTACGGCAAACTGGTCACGTCGATGACGCAGCCTCTTTGCTGGAAGATTTATTTAATTCCTAAAAAGGAGATAACAAATGGCTATTGCTACAAATACGTCACTGACTTATAGTTCAGTTGCTATTCGTGAACAATTGTCGGATGTGATTTACAATATCGCTCCTATGGATACACCCTTCATGTCAGGTTGTGCAAAAGAAACAGCAGAAAATACTTTCTTTGAATGGCAAGTAGATACGATTACGGCTGGTGCAACTAACCGTAAAATCGAAGGTGACGACAGCATTGCCGCCACCGCCAGGGTGCTTCCAACTAGGTTGGGAAATTACTGCCAGATTTCGCAGTATGTCAACCAGACGAGTGGAACCGACGATGCAGTGAACTATGCCGGACACGGCAAACATCAAGCCTATCAATTGGCTAAAAACGGCAAACGTATGAAAAGAGACATGGAATCCATGTTGCTTGAAAATATTGTACGTGCTGCCGGTAACTCAACCACAGCTAGAGCATCTGCTGGTGTTCCTGCGTGGCTTGCTACCAACTATGTATCCATGAATCCAACGAGTGGTTCACCTGCTGCTGGCGCAACAGGAACGACTGCGATGACTGAAGCTACTGCTACTGCTTCCATTACGGAAGCTGGCATTAAGAACGTCATTAAGGATTGTTATGATGCTGGTGGTAACCCTGACTTGATCTTGGCTCCGTCTGCTATTAAACAGGCGATCTCTGATCTTGCTCAGTCCGTATCATCTCTTCAAACTAATACGAAGGGTGATGCACCTGCACACGTTGTTGCAGCGGTTGACGTTTACGTTAGTGATTTTGGAACTTTCAGAATCATAAGTGACCGTAACGTCAAAAGTAGTGAACACGTGTTCTTTTTGGATATGGACTTTTGGGCCATTGCTTGGCTCAGACCATTCCAGACTGTCGAACTTGCGAAGACTGGTGATGCCCACAAGCAACTCTTGCTTGCTGAGTATGGCCTAGTCTCCAAGAACGAGAAGTCAAGCGGTATCCTTGCTGACGCAAAGGCGTAATAAGTATAGGGGGCGGGGAAACTCGCCCCCACCTTATGCAAGAATTAGAAACGAA